CTATATATGAAGTGCATTTCTGCAATTCATTCAAAAAAACTTCGTTTTAGACTTGACTTTTAATAGTTAGTCTTTCTCTTATTGCTACGCGTTTTTCTTTGTAATAGTAACGAGGGACTGAAGGTTGATAGCCTTTCCGTCTGCAATCATGACAGCTTTTGCAATCTGATCCTCTGTGTCGTCATCCTCATACTGTTTTACACGCATTGCATAATTGGTGTTAAACATGTAGTCCCCCCAATCAAACAGGAAGGCTACCACGGTCGGAGCACTAAGGGTGGCGCCAAGGCTTGTCATGTGCTCGTTAATCACCACGCGTCTGCCGAGCAGATATCTTTCCGGAGCTCCACCGAGACCATAGTTGATGCGCGCGATTGGCTGGCCATCTGCATCCACCATTCCCATAAATTTCATAAAGGTTTTTTTGGTCATGTTCCAGACAGCGTTTGCCTCATAGGCCGCCGGAAGTGCTCCCTCGGCATCTACCAGAGTCTGATAGGTCGGTTCTTTTGCTGCCGCAATGTCAATGTTCTGACCGTCCGGTGCTGCCTCTTTTAACACGCCCTTCGGCTGGCCGGAGCCTGTTCCGTTAAAGAATGCCTCTTCCTGTGCCCATACCATAGCCTTGGACACGCTGTCCACGAAGAAAGTCTCGAATACATCCAGCGTCATAGTGGCAGCTTCCAGGGTCATGGATACTGCGCAGCGAAGCTTATAGCCCTTAATGTCAATCTGACTAAGAGTAAGCTTCTGCTTATCAGATGTTCCGCCTTCTGCCACCCAGGTAGCTACTGCTTTCACGCTGCTGGTTGGCACGGTAACGCCAGCTGGGAAAGCTGTATGAGTAACTAACGGAAGGATATTTCCCAGCAGCTGCATTTTCTCTACAATTCTGTTTACAACAATAGGGGAGATAACGGCTGCCGTATCGGTTGTCTTAGTCGGTCCGGCTGCGTTTTTAAATTTGTCTGGCAGTGGAGTGCCATTTACCATCAAATTCATAAATGCAGTTCTGTATTCAACTGTATCGTACATGTCGACCGGCTCTGCAGCTCCTGTCATCTCTCCAGCTCCAATTCCGACCACCGGAGCCGGAACCTGAGACATCGCTCTCAGATTGGCTGCTGCCTTTGACTCGTTTTCAAACTGCTCATCCAGCGCAGTGATGGCCTGCATCTTCTCGTTAGCCTCGTCCAGGCTACCAGCCTCAATTAATTTCTCTGCCTCTCCATAAAGGGCCTGTCTTTTTTCTAAATACTCCGTTCTGTTCATTTACTTTTCTCCTCTCAGATTTAAAAGTTTTAATTTCATGGCTGCTTTATTTTTCTGCATTAAAATATCCGGCTCTGGCGGAGTCGGATTCTTAATGAGATTTTTAATTTTTTTAAGTGTTTCCTCCGGAAGGAGCCCAAACCCATTCCGAAGCTCCGGTGCCTGTTCCGTAAACATAACCTTGTCAATGAAACCATATTCTACCGCCTGAGCGGCAGCCATATAGGTCTCCCGATCCATCAGGCCCTGAAGTTCTTCCTGTGTCATGCCAGTTTTGGCCACGTAGGCATTAATGATTGACTCATTGGCCGCCCTTAGTGCTTCGGCCGTATATTCCATATCCCTGTAATCTCCGGAAGACCATGTTTTGACGTTATGAATCATAAACATGCCAGTTGGGCTGATCTCCGACTCTCCCGCCTGGGCAATGACAGACGCGGCGCTGGCTGCAATTCCCAAAATTTTGATTTTCACTTTTCCCGAATAGCCCCGGAGGAGCGTATAAATTTCAGATCCGGCAAATACATCACCGCCAGGAGAATTGATGTGAATCTCCACATCCTCTCCGCCAGCATCCCGCAGCGCATCGGAAATCTTTTTAGGACTGGTTGCTTCCATTCCCAGCCAGTCATAAATCCACTGATTATTGCTGTTAATAATCTCGCCCTTGATATCAATCACTCTCACTCGTTCCACCTCCTTTCAATTTCTCCAGAATTTTTTCCTTGGTTTCTGCAATATTCTCCAGTGTCATGCTATCAAGAAGCGCTTTTACGCCGTCCACCGTCTGAGTGTCGAGTCTCCGAAGCGGCTTATCTCCGTCCTTAACCGGCGACAGGTTAAATGTATCTCTCCACTCATTCGGAGTCAGAGCACCTCGATCCACCATCGCCTGCAGGGCAAGCTTAGTGCTCAGGCTGGCGCACTGCAGATTAGCTGCGTCAAAATAAATCCGGTTCCCAAACCCGCGCTCTTTTCGTGTGAACAGCTTCCTAGTAAATTCCTCCGCCATCTGAATGGCAACCGGCTCAATGACAATCTCAAAGTAACTATTCCATTCATCCTCTGCGTAGGCAGATGATACAATCTTTTCATTCGTATTAAAAAACGAATAAATTCTTTTCTCTGTGGAAGACATCTGCAGGGCATTGGGGACATAATCTTTCGGTTCAATCCGGGTTGCGTCTGCCTTCGCATCCACGCCGGCGGCACCAAACGTACTGCTGGAAACGCTCAAGTAGTTGTCCACAAACTCCTGCACATTTTTCTTTAAATCCTCCGCCCGCATCGGGGTGGAATATTTCAGCAGCCAGCGAATCACTCCGCTGTTTCGGATAGCCTTAACGATACCCTGGTCTGTGGTGTTGACAATCTCCATCAGCTGGGACAGGGCCGGCGCCGGAGAAGTTCCAAAAATGTCATTCTCATTGAAATCATTCCGGATGTGGATGATTTCCTCATACGGGAATGTGCTTATTTTCCCGTTTCGGAATGTAAATTTCAGATACAACCGCTCGCCTATATAAACGCTTTCTGCCAATACGGCAGGAATCGGATACAGCTGCTGAGGCAGTCCGTTTTCATCTCGTACAATGAGAAGAAATGCGTTGTTGTTAAGTGCAAGCTGTGTTGCCAGCTTTTCCAAAAGTACATGTCCTCCCATGTACGGGTTAGGCTCCTCCAGCAGAAAACGGATATAGGGTTCCGGATTGACATCTACTTTTCCGCCGAATCGTCTCACATGCTTGGCTGTGAGCTTTCCGATTGCCTTTGCGTATGGCCGGATACAGGCTCTGACGATGTCACTGTCATAGATATTCCCATTCCAGGCGGCATACACATTTCCTGTGTCGGTAATCATAGAAAATGCCGTTCTGGAGCCGACATTCAAAAATGCTCTCACTCTTTCAACTATTTTCACTCATTCACCTCCCTTCTTAGATAAGGCTCTGAAGCTCGTCCATTTTGTCCTGCAAAACTTTGTAGCCGTCAATCAGCGCCAGGGTTCCGTCAATTCGGTCTCTGGAATCCAGTCCCTTAATCGGCTGGATATTACCATTCACATCTGTTTTTACATTGGTATTAAAAAAGCACCACTTATCAATCGGATGGTCTCCATATATGACTTTCTTCGCCTGCAGGTCGGCTTTCAGATCCTTCATGGGCTGGCTGAGGGTAATCACTCCCTGGCGTACCGGAATCATGGATTTTTCACCAAACTCCATCTGAAATTCCCTGAGAAGAGAATCATCCATATGCCACGGATCGTATCCGATGTACAGAATATAGATATCTTCCTGGTCCCTTAATTCGCAGAACCAGTCAAGCATCACTCTCTTATCCACCTTATTTCCTTCCACAGTCCGCAAAAGGCCCTGGTCTTTCCACAGCTGATAGGGCACACTGTCTCGGCCTTTTCTGTCGCCGGAAAGCTCCTCTTTATCAAGCACCGCCTGTGGAATCCAGTACATCTGCCGAACGTAAATCTTCGGATCATCTCTTCTCATGCAGAGACATTTCGCAGCATTCAAATCCACGGAATCCGCAGCATCCATTCCACCGACTCCGTACCGGAATCCGGTTCCCACCTCTTCCGTATTTTCAAAATCCTCATACCGGAGCCAGGCAGCTGCCGAAGTCTGTTTCATGTTAAAGTCCTTGACCATAACCGTCGGCTTAAATGTGTCGTCGTCCTTGCCTTTCTGCACCATCTGACGAAGGTAGTCCATGGATTTTATGGTCCCAAGCCCTGGATTCGCCTTGATCCAGCATTCTTCCTTATCCCATTCTTCCATGCTGTCCAGCTCGTAAATAAACGGCAAGAACCGGACATTGTTTGCTTTTCCGGTCAAAATATCAGCAGCATATTTATACTGGGCATCAAAAATTCCTTCTCGCACAAATCCGTTGGTTGTGATACAAAAAAGGAGTGGCTGTGCACGTGCTCCCATCGACTGCTTTACCAGGTCGTAGATATCTCTGTTTTTAATGGCGGCCAGCTCATCAATGACACCGCAGTGAGTGTCCAGTCCATCAAGGCTGTTTGCATTGCTGGCAAGAGCCTTAACAAATCCCATGTTGAGGTCGCAGTAAAGATCCGCAGCTCTCTTCCGGATATGCTTTTTTAAGAGCGGAGACTGCCGCCTCATTTTATCCGCCGCATTGAAACCAAGCTTCGCCTGGTCTAACATGGTGGCCACATTATAAATCTGCGGAGCACCTTCTCCATCATTAATCAGCATGTCCAGCTCTACGGCAGCCGTCTCTGTGGTTTTTCCATTTTTTCTGCCCTCAATAATCAGCGTTTCATTGTATTGTCTCAGGCTATTGTCATCGACAAACCCAAAAATCGCCTGGAATCTGGCTTTCTGAAAAAGCTGCAGTCTGAGCGGTACGCCGAGCTTTCCAGTGGGCTGCTTGCAAAACCGCTCTATAAATTCAATATGGCGATTTGCGATATTCTCATCAAAATGAAATTCCCCTGGATTTATAAACTGCTCCATCAGGATATCTGAGATCCGTTTCATTTTTTCGCAGGCTACTATTTTTCCATCCAGAATCCCGCCAAAATATTTTTCTAATTCCGTCAACCTTTACCACCGCCCAGGAACTCCAGGAGCTCATCTGATTCCCGATTTTCTTCCGGAAGGAGATCTGTGAGCTGTTTAATGATTTTCTGGTAGGATGTATTCATAGTGTTATAGAGATCAGCAACTGGACGTTTCCGCTCATAGGGTTCCTGCCGGTCGCCCTGGCGAAACATCTCCACAAAACCATCTTGGTCTAAGTCTGCCTCAAAGTCTTCCAGCGAAGCGCGCATAAAAGCAGCCCTTTTAATGAGGCCTTCCACGGTTTTCTTTTTATTATCCGGTACGCTGACAAAAATCTGATTAAGTCTCCGTTCCTCTTTTTTGATCCGCTTGCTTTTTTCCAAATCATCTCATCTCCTTCCAGAACCCCTCAAAAGGGAGGGGGTACTCAACATCTCATCCGTAAAATTTGACCTAGGGGGCACGGTGAAAAAAATCCCCTCCTATTCTTCAAAATAGGGGGGGGATTGTCACTTTTATCCTTTGATTTTCGGAATCGGACAGCCGTTTGCGTCAAACTGATACCGCTTCTCTTCTTTCGGCCCACGATCCAGGAAATGTCCCTCTTCCCGGTCGTGGCATGGCTTGCATACATATTCCAGAAGATCGTGATTGAGAGCTATCATTGGATCGTCAATGTTATCCGGCGTCAACAATATCTTGTGGTGGACATAATATCCTAACCTCTCATGGCATATCTCACACAGTCCTCCATCTACTGCTCGCCTCTGTGAAATGTAGCCTTCGCGACATTTGCTCCAGGCACGACCCTTGTAGAACGCCTTTGCAAACTCTTTTGCCATTCTTCCTCCGCTCTACGCTTTAACTTTTTAATAAGTCTCCCATAGCCCTGTATTCGCCTGTCATTGGCTTCTTTTAATCTTTGATTCTCTTTTTCAAATTTCCTATGCTTTTTAAATAAAGCTTCCAGCTTCTCAGCTCTATCCAAGCGTTCTTTGAATGTAAAATACAAAGTTATATATTTTCGCATTATCCCACCTCCTTTCCCTTACCATTATATAAAATGCGGGAACGGATTTCGCCTACCATAAAAGTCCTATATTTAGTGAATAATTCACATCGTTATCAACATATTGTGGACAACAAAAACACCCAGTACTATGACCGGGTGAAAAAATAGGAGATAAACATGTGGCTTGCAGGAGAAGGATTCGGACCCTCGACCTCTGGGTTATGGGCCCGGCGAGCTGCCGCTACTCTACCCTGCTAACGGATCCTCCAGGAATCGAACCTGGGACACGGTGGTTAACAGCCGCCTGCTCTACCAACTGAGCTAAGAATCCTTACCGTCTGGTTTTCCAGGCGGCTATTGGGGTTAGGCTTCCATAGGAGGTACAAAAGCCTTGGCCGAATCGCCTTCGGCTTCCATTTTATTCTACTACGATATTTCCGATACTTCCGATATTTTTTTTATTTTATTCCATATTCTTTTAAATATTTATCCCTGATGTATAATCTCGGATAATCCGGGCTACTACTGTACCCAGTTTTAACAGCAATTTTTTCCCATGTCATTCCGTTTATGTAATACATCTTGAAAACGTAGCGTGCCTGCCCCTCCTCAATCTGATTAATCCATTGCTCTACTGCTCTGACCTGTTCCTTTTTCTTTTCTAACGTCTTTTTCCTTCGGTTGTATAAATCTTCATCAAATCCAACCACACTCTGAGGTCTGCCATATCCAGTCCGATAGTCAAATACTGTACTATTTCCAATTCCAGCATCTGTTTCTTTCATTTCTTGAAGCTCTGCCTCCAGAAGCGGAATAGACTGTTTTATTTTTCTGTAATCGCTCAAAAGCTTTTTTGTAATTTTAACCACTGTTTCCTCCTGTCCTGCTGCCGGCGCTGCCATCCTGCTGCCTCTTTCCCAGAACCTTCCGCGCTGCCATCCTGTTTCCTGTTTTTTCTTCCCGTTCCTGCTGCCGGCTTTCCCGGAACTATCAGCTTCCCGTTCTGCTTCCGGTTTCCTCTGGTTCTTCCTCTGCACTGCTTGGGGTTGCCTTACTTTCCACGACCGTCACCGTCCCCTCAAACACTTTCCACACTGAGGACTGCTCAAATAGATGTGTCTCCGGCTCCTCATCCTCCCGCATCGGACGTGTCAGATACCAGAGAGAGTCATCCTTCCAAGTGATCTCCTCTAGTTTTCTTCCAGCCTCCAGCTTTAATGTCACATCCCCGCCGAAAGATTTCGCGGCTATCTGACTGCTGCAGCCTGGCAGCGCACATGCAAGCAATGTTGTTACAGCAAATAGTATTATCTTACGTTTCAAATTTTCTCCTCCATTGGTGTTATCTTAATTTGTTCCAGATGCGGATACGTCCTACATCGTCTTACTGCTTCTTCCCATTCCCTGATAAATGTTTCTTTCTTTGTTTCCTCTCTATATTGGTTATAGTTTATCTGGTATCTTCCTTTATACAGGATCTCGTTTAATGCGTGGTAAGAGACGGCGAGGGATTTTCCCAGCGCTTCGCGCACTTTCTACGCAGGTGCATCGCAAAGAATCTTCTTTCCTGACTGCTTGTCTATAACATCATAAGTATATTTCATTCTTATTTTACACCTTCAAATCTGTTTCTGAAAAATTGATAGGCTATGTTTTGGTTGGCTTCTGGCACATTTGATTGATACAGTTCTGGTTCTGTATATGGCTGCCAGGCAGTCACTGTGTCATATACAACTCCAAGGTCTCTTGCTTCGTTTGGTTCCCCATCGCAGCGTATCCATTCGTTTTCTTCATCCTCATACCACCAGATTCCCTCTTCATATTTTCCCTTATATGTACCGCTGCTTTCTGGATGATATCTCCATTCCTCTTTTGGGATAAAGTCAGAGCCATAGTCTGATATCCAACTCGAATGTTTTACTGTTATCCAAACGGGCATCTCTTCCTCTGGAAGTCTCTCCTCTACTGGGATCCAGTGATATCTACGTTGCTGCCGGCGAAGCTCTCCCACATCTGCCGGACTCAGGCCCGTATTCTCATACTCCGCCAGTCTCATAACCAGCTCCTCTTTCTTGTTTGGGCTCCAATAGCCTTCTTTAATTCCATTGCTTCTTTTATGCGTTAATCGTTCCATATGATTCTCCCTTCCCTGCTGCACCGCTCTCCGACTATCTGACAGAGCGGCGTTCCGCTGGTCACATCCAGTTCATTCCAGCTACATCCGGAGCAGTCCTTAAACTCCTCCTCGTGCTCTGCCATATCCCAGCACTCAAAAAAATCAATCTCCATCTCTGGTGTCACTTCTACAGTCAGCTGGGCTTTTTCACATACCTGAATACACAGTTTCTTCATGGGTGCCTCCTGTTCCGGCTATGCCAGTTTCATTAATTCAGCAAATCACCTTCAACTTCAAAATAGACGTATCGGTTATTCTGCCGCACTGGTTTATTGATATCCACATACCTTTCCAGTAATTTAGCGCATATTCGTAACTCCCGAACTTTAACCTTAAACCTTGTCCACGTCTTCCCATTGCGCTCAAAAATGCTGATCTCCATCGTCCTTAAACACCTCTCCTAACTTTCTGCGTTTTCCGACACTCGCTTGTTCCATGCTGCAATGGCTTCTTCTTTTGTATCGAACACTTTTGACCCAGAAACACATTCCTGACATATGATCCAAAAAGCTGTATATCCAACAATGCGTGCTTTTCCACCGCAGAACGGACATCTTTTAAGTTTTTCGCTCATTCATCTTCCTCCAGTCGTTATTTCACCTCTGCACTACTTTCAAAAACTCCACCAGCTCCGTCTCGCTGTCTGGATGTTTGGTATACCTTTCATGTCTGTTCCATTTTGGACAGCCATAGCTGGAATGCTTCGGCGGTTCCGGTCCGCCTATCAGATGCAAATAGTAGGCAGTAAAATCTCTTTTTCCTGCTGCCGGATACTCCTCCGCAATCAGTTGGGCTCCGTTATCAAACTCATACCTGTAGTACCGGACTCCGATGTGATCATCTTCATACCACAGTCCCCAAGACTGGTAATTTCTCAGCCATTCCTTCCTCTGGTCATTATTCTTCATCGGCGGCAGCTCTGGCTGTTCCTCTGGCTCTTCCTGCTGCCGTCTTTCGTGCTCCACCAAGAGCCGAAGGGCCTCCGTCAAAATCTGCGTTTTCTCCACGGCCAGGGGCCACTGCTCTTTAGGTGTATCCCGGAAGGCTTCCTGCATCTCCATCAGTTCCTTTTCGTATTTTTCCAGTAATCCCTCAATGCTTATGCTTCTTTGTACTTTCTGCTGCTCTTCTGGCTCTTCCTCCTCTACGTTCGGCTTCTGAACTTCTTCTGGAATCCATCCGCACCGGCAGTTACAGTCTTCCTCGCAGTCTTTGCAGCATCTGACTCCACCATATTCGCAGCAGACGCAGTTTCCAGACTCACTCCAGCCAGTGATACAGGTTTTAGGCCAGGAATGTTCTTCCATGTCTTCTGATTCTTCCTGTATCTTCTTCTCCGGCTGCTCCTGAAGCGGTTCGACTTGAGTAGTTTTATGAAGTGCCTCCCAACGGTTCCAACAGGCAGCGCATTCCTCTCTTCCTTCTTCCTGGTCTTTCTCTCTGGTTCCCCAGTTTTGCCAGATGCAGGAAGAAATTCCAGGAGGGCAACCGTTTTCCTGCTGCCTGTCGGCAGCCTGTTCTTCATTCAGATCCCCCTCCGCCAAGTCTTCCGTAGCGAGAATAAAGCTTCCGGATGCTTTAACCTCTGGAAGGAAGGCAATTTTCTCCGGTTCCTGTTCTTCCTCCGGATCATCCAGAAAATCGGTTATATCCATTTGGCCAGGCAGCTGCTCCTCTTCCGGTTGTGACGTCACAACTTTTTTAGCTTCCCGTTTCAGCTCCCGGATCTCCCTCACCGGCATATCTGCCGTCACCTGTTCTCTCATTTCTGCCGACATAGAAAGCATTTCTATTAGACCGTTAGCCGAATACTCTTGATACCGTTCCTGCAGTCTTGGAACCTGCTCCGGCCCAGCAAGTTCTCCGAACTGCTCATAGACCCGGATGCAGTTAGAGGCCCAGCTTTTATCCTTGTGGTAGCACAGCTCCATAAAATCATCAAAACTTTCATACCCTTCTGGTTCCCAGAGTCGGTCTCTCCGGATGACCTGTAGGGCGTAGCCTGCCGCCACGATTCCATTCTTCACATCTTGGATGGCCCGATCCGTCAGCTCCTTGGCCTGCTTAAAGGTCAGACCGCTTTGTATCTCATTCATGTATGGCCTCCTCGATTCGTTCTCTTACCCACCGTTCGCCGTGTTCTCTGTCTGCAATCTCCTCCGCCGCCAGCGCCGAGGAAAAATAGCAGCCAATGGACGCATAGCCTCCCGGCGTTCCCTGAAGGATCTGGAACCGGCCGGCTGTCTCCTTTTCCACGTAGTATCTCCCATAAATGTGTTTCATGTTATTTCTCCCATTCTCCCAGCGTCTGAATTCCTGGACGGCTGCACCGCACTACGTCCGCCCAGGTATAGGCCTGTCCATTATCAAACAGGCAGATATGCGGGTATCTGGCGTCCGTTACCTTCGTCCGTCTTCTGATTCCCTCTTCGTCCCGGTAATGATAGACAGCTCCCGGCTTTATTTTCCTCTGGAGTGCTTCTATTTCCTTTTCGGTAATGGCGGCCTTGCAGACTGCCTGTTCCAGCTGCCTTTTGTAGTTTTCTGTTCCTACAGTTCGGATGGTGTACAGATACTCATTCCCAGACTTACTGACGCATTCAATGGCATTTTTAATCCGCAGGTTTTCAAATTGCAGCCGGACTTCTTTGTAAGGCAGGCCAAGGATTTTCGTCACCTGCTTGACGGTCATAGGACTTCCCACCTGTCTGAGACAGTCCAGAATTTTCTCCTGTTTTTCAGCCGACCGCTTCTGTATCTCCTGTTTTGTCATCCCGGTCCTCCAATCCCAATAAATCTTCTTTCCAGTTTTCGCAGCAAGGTCTGTCTGCTGCTGGTGTCCAGTCACAGCTGTATTCAAAAATACAGGTTTCGCAGGTCTTTTCCATAAATTCCTCCTATTTACTTAATACTTCTTTTAAAAAATCGTCTCGATACTGGTCTGCCAGCCGGTCCCGGATAGAGACCTCTGGAAGTAAAATCGGGATGCTGGTTCCGTAGATACGGGACTGGATCCGGTCGTCTCCGGAAGCCCGTTCCATCGGCAGGTTGGAGGTGTAGATAGTAGGCAGTATATTCCGGTATCGCTCATCGATGAGAGAAAAGAGAGCGTTATTAATCCACTCCTGGCGCTCCGTCTGAACCCCCATGTCATCCAGTATCAAAAGGCTGCACTCTTTAAGGCTTCGTTTCTGCTCCTCCGCCGCCTCAGAGACTCCCTCGCCTTTTTTCTTTACCAGGTCGATATAATCCAGGACCTGGATAAATTTTACAACCGCGTTGTAGCGCTCTATCACCTCGTTGGCCAGACAGCAGGCCAGGAGTGTTTTTCCGCTTCCCTTCGTCTGGGAGCAGATATAGAGTCCACGTCCAGACCGGCGAAACTCCTCATATCTGGCCACAAACGAATTGGCAATCTTTTTTATCATCTCGGTCTCGTCACCGTAATAGTCCCATTTAAAATCATTCCCCCGCTTATACACGTACTCCACCGGAATTCCGGATCGGGTACGTCTCACTTCCGCGAAACTGGTGTGGTCGTCATACCAGTAGGGCTGCGTAATGCCGTAACCGAGGATATCATAGACGACTTCCCAGCCGGCGGTCTTGCCATACTCATATCGGTTTACGCTTACTACCACCGCATCAAGCTCGGTACATGCTGTAGTAATCACGGTGTGATCCCCAGGCTTTAGATTCATTTGCATCCTTTGTACCTCCTCCCTGCCGGCCCGGTCTCTGCCGCGCCTGTAAAATCAATGTCTCAAATTTCTCCCTGAGCTTTGCTGTGGAACGGATGTTGGTTTTCCAAAACGGATCGGTAATCGCATACTGCAGCGCTTCTGTGATGTCTGCTTCGGTCCGTTTATCCAGCCGTCTCATCCTCTCCACATGGCCTGCCCACTTTTCTATCTCCGTTTCTGTCTCTGGAACCTTAGCTCCCGGCAGCTGGCTTTTAACTGCCTGGATAAGCTTCTTTGCACAGTCCAAATCAAACGGAGTCAGGTCCGTCGTCCGGGCCGGAACGGGACCGGCGACTCTTCTATTATTTCCTTTACTTTCCTTTACTTTCCTTTGTTCGTTTCTGTCGTCATTTTTATCGTTTCTGTCGTCATTTTTGTCCAAAATGGTGACATTTCCCTTAATTTCGGCATCACTTAATAAAAGGTACGCTTTTTCCATCTCCACTTTTTTTCGCTTATAGGTAATTTCCAGGTACCGCTTCTGGATTCCCCTGGAAGTCAAAATCCCATATTTATCAAAAAGTGTCTGGTCAAAGATACCCCGCCTGACAGAAGCCGCCACAATGCTGGCTATTAAATTGTTCGCCCCGCTGCAGGAAAGAACCTGTCTCGCAAACAGAAGGGCGATATCCTCATTCCATTCACAGTAATAACCATGCTCCCCATAGATCCGCTGGAGCAGCTTGACGATTACCGCAAATCCTTTTAATCCAAATTCTGCTTCTATCAGTTCAAATTTTTCATCGAGCCGGCAATTAAGGGGGAAATACTCTATTCCCTCTTTTGCCATATGTCCCTCTTTTCCTGCCTGGACGGCCGGCTGCTGCCAGCTTCTCTCTATCAGGCCTGTCCCATCTACAAATCAGTGTTCCCGCCGAACGAAAGGCTTACGTCTCGCAGACGGAAGGAACGAATTCATTCGCTGCCGCAATCCGAAAACGGCGACAGAAAATGGGTAGATGGCGGCTCTGACAGGGAAACTGACACCGGCCTCATCCGGCCTGTTATCCAATCACTACCACATCAGCAGATATTTCTTCTGGAAGGTCTCTCAGCACATTTGAGATGTACTCTTTTAACTGATTGATTGCTTTCAGCCTCCAGAGGCCTCCCTCTGCCTCCACCAGCTTAAAGGCAGGAGCTCCATTCTGCTCGCCGATGCGGAACACAAACTGGCTTTCCGGCTGCTCCACCTCCTGGAAGGTCCGGAACGGAATCAGCGTCACTGGATTTGGTACGATAACCGGCGCTTTGCTTGCCACGCCTACATTCATGGTGGCAGACTGGGAAATACCATCGTCTGCATAGGCCTGCTCATTTTTGCTGACAATATTTCCGGACAGCTTCATCACCAGCTCCAGGTCCTCATTTTTAACAAAATTGGACTGCAGGGCAATCATAAAACTTTCCTGGTCATACCACTGATTAAACCGGAAGCAAGATACCTCTGCCTCAGACTCAAAGAGCGTCTCCCTGGTCCGCTCCTTGTCTAACTGCGACATCAGGCGGACGGTCATCGGGTCTACGATATGTACAATCATCCTGCTGCCAAGCGGAAACTCTTCCGCGCAGTTTTCAATATAGTCTAACAGTGCCGTTAAGGTATGGGCTGCCACTGCGCGGGCCTTTGGGGCGACGTCATACCGCTCCATGCGTTTGTCCACGTAGGTCTTTCCGCAAATTTCCATCACTCTGGGAGTCTCCGCTCTTTTAACCAGACTCTCCAGATACTCCATCACATCTCTTGATTCTTCCATCCGCTTCTCCTTTCTATTTCTTTGCCCTTAAATCAATCGGGGGCTGTTCATAAATTTCTCCGGTATCCGGATCATAATCTCTTACTTCTTCCGCTTCCACAACCACCGGCCGGCTGATTTCTCCCGGTTCCTGCATCGACACCTGGCCGGTGCGGATGTCCTGGCCAATCAGCAGCGTCGTCTCCACCTTGGCCGGACCTGCCAGCTTTGGAACCACTTTAAATCCCAGGCCCACTGTTCCATCCCCGCGGGGCTTAAAACTTAACGTCACTGTAATTCCGCGGGAGGCTGCCGGATCCATGTTGGGATCCATGATATTTCTTCCTACCAGGCGGATGGCCTGGCGGAACTGAGCATTCAGCTCCCCCCCTGCCAGGGTGTCAAATTCTGCGTTTCTTCCCATCGTTTTCCTTTCTGCCGGCATCCCCGGCGAATCACCAACGGCATCCTGAATATTTGTGATATATTACTGAAATCTGACCACTGGTTATAAATACGATTTTCCGAACTCCCTCCGGAAGTCTTCCCTGGTTCCAATATGCTCCTCATAGTAGGCCTGCGCGTACCGTTTCCAGGATTCGTCAAATTTCTGATCCATGTGGATACTGTATGGCTGCATATTGTGCCAGTCCGGCCGAAGCGGTATCACAAAATGATATTTCTCCGACAGCTTCCTGCAGGGCCCATTAAATACGTGGTGGATCTCGACCTTGGAACTGCCGGTTACCACGCAGTGTTCCATATCGTCCACCAATACGCTTTTTTTCTTCATTATCGCCAGCTCCTCTTAAGTCTGTTAAGCTCCGCTTCTGATATTGTGTCGATTCCCTGCTCCCGGCACTCTGCGATAATGCCGTCCAGAAACCGGGACATCTCTGCACTGTCATACTGACTGCTTCCTTTGATTGATTCATAGGCCACATAGCGCTCTCCATCCTGCCACACGACTCCTATCGGCCGGCAGGCGGCGCCGAACTTTGCAGGATCTATCTCTACCTTGGCCAGGAAGTGCTTCGGGTTCCCGCTCTCATCCAACTCTGCCTCGCCGTAACGGGACAGCATTTCCTGGTACATCTCATTCTTTGTCCATACCTGCTCCTTGGTAGACATTTTAGCTGCTAACCTGGATATCAGTCCCCAGGCATATGCGTTTGCACTTAGACTCCTGGGGGGACGATAGGGTTTTAATGTGACCGCGAGGCGCTTCCCGCGGACTGCGTCCGCCTGTGCGATCACCGGATCATCGGTTTCAATCACTATAACCTGTTTTCCACCAGGCTCCCGGAAGCAGGTTCTGAGTCTTCCAATACACTGCATCTCTTTTCTCCCTATAGGACTACTCTTCTTTTTTATCCTGCTGCCTTATTGCAGTTTTGAAACTTCTTCGGAAAGATTCTAAGAACAAAGTAGACATGGCTAGTGCCATTTCAGGTTCTTCTTCTGCTAATTTCACTATGGCTTCTGCGGCAGCCTCTCCAAATGGCGCAATAAAATCTCTGTATCCTATACCGCCTCCTGTCAAAAGTCTCTGCACCTCAACTTGATGGTTTATATCATTTTTTTCTATTGACTTTACACCGACACAAAATAATATATCGCATTCTTTCATTGTCCTCTTTTTACCTTCTGCCAAAATGAAACCTTTTACCACTTGCTTTTCCTCCTATTTCGGTTTACACTTTTCTTGTGATTATTTTTCTTTGGGCCTGTCCGGCGGCAACCGGCGGGCCTTTTCTACTTCATAACTGCCGCTTCATCTGTTTTGCCCAACGAATAGCTTTATCCAGCTCATGATTTCGATATGTATGGGACCACGTCCAATTTGGAGTATAAGCAGCTCCTGTTTTCCAGCCCTTTTCGCAGACTTCCAGCCTAATGGCCCCGACATGTCCATCAAATCTAAAAAATGCTGTCGGTTTATTCCCTGTTTTCTCCTGTTTTCGTGGCATCGTGGAGTTAATATCCAGAGTCATGTCTAACAGCTCATGGATTTTATCTCTACGCCTCTTCTCTGCTTTCTTTACGATACGCTTGTTCACTCTTTTTCTCTCCTTTCTTACTCCAGTCCCTACATGGGTACATCCGGCTGGCTTCCATACACCAGAACCAGCCACGGCAGTCCCGACAGGTTTCTTTCTCCATCACAGCCACCCGGCTGAAGCCAGAACGACCAGGAAGGCCCCAAAGAAACCGGCGGCCAAAATCTCTGTGAAGAACAGGGCTTCATGAAGAAACTTCACTTCGTCTTTCAGCGCCACATTTTCCCTCTGTGCTGCCCGGAGCGGGTGCTCCGGGACTGTATCTCTCTTTCTCATTCGTCACACACCTTTCTTCTGTATCCTGCCATCTCCATAAAGCGATCCGACAGCAGCATGGCTATCTGCTTTCTTTTCTCCTCTGACAGTTCCTCCATCCTGTACTCTTTTCCATGAATATCAATGCAATTTGTAATGGTTGCTTCTTTCATGCTGTTCTCCTCCTTCTCTGCTAAATTTTATGCAAGACGGGTTGTACAAGTTGAAATATTGTAGTTTTCTCTCACCTCCCTACTGGTTGATTTATTCCTCCACGCACTATATACTCTTTTTATAAGCCTACTAGGCTATACACTTATGTATAGGAGGAATATATGTTTATTTTAATTGTGATTTTAGCAATGTTTTGTCTAGTTTTTTTTCTGGCCAGTATTAGTGAGGACGATAGACATTCTTCACATTCTTCGAATGAAAATTTTAGTTCTACTCCTTCCTCGCTTCAAATAGAGGAACACTTTTCGAATGACAAAACCTCTAAAAAAAATAATCCATTTATTTATCCGGATACCAAAAATTATCCTCGGATTCATACATATAAAGTAAAAGGTAAGAATCCTGCAACTAATCGACAAAAAACCACGCTGAGAGCTGCCAGAGAAGGAACACCAGCAGACGTAGTAGGGTCAGAAACTTATTTGCTACCACCCTACACTCTTTTTATTGATGAGCAATCATCTTTTGAACGTCCAGCTTCCGAAGCTCAAATAGAATACGCTAAAGATTTAGATATTCCGATCCCCTCTTCCCCCTCTCTCGCTGATATGAAAGTGTTAATTTCGAGATGCTTAAACGAATTTGAGGGTGATTATATTTCTCCTGAACTATATACACTCGCTGGTGAAAATGGGACTCAGGTATCTCTATATGATTCTACTGAAAATGGAATTTGTGCTGTTTTCGCATCATCTTCTAATGAAGTATGTCTTTCCTTTTTCTGCTATTTTGTATATTGTGCAATTCATGGTGTATGGCCTATAACAGCTCCAGCGTATTCATCCCACAAAGCTGTTTTTGATGCTTTCGCTCAAAAATACATAGATAAGTCGGACTTGATAGACACTATACGCTCTATGTCCTATGCACACATAAAATATATGCGTACACACAACTGCCCAGACAAAAGAAAGCTTCAAAATATCCAAGCCTTTTCTCTTGCCAGCGACTTTTTGTCTGAGCAGCTCCCTCAAAAAACCTTCTCCTCTTGGGAACAATGGAAATCTGTTCATGGTTTGTCGGAACAAATACAACGGCAATGCCGTTCCTATGACAGAAGAATTTCTTTGTCCTCTGTAAATCCCAGCACCGCATGTGCTACAGTTCATGGAACTGGAGGAAGATATATGACGTCCTTAGCGTCTTGCACTTGCCCAGATTTCCAGAGAAGACGCAAACCGTGCAAACACATGTATCGCCTAGCCTACGAATTAAGAGAAAAATCTCCGGAATTCGAAACTCAAAAAATCACTACATACTATGAGCTTTAACCTTATCCAGCTCGCTTTGTACTGTTCAAGGCGAGCTGAAATTATTTCCCTTTTCTGTCCTCGCCTTCAGCATCTCCATATGGTATCTGTTTTTTTGTAGTATCTTTATAAGTTACTCTTTGGCAAAAAAAATTGCTACTGGATCTTCGATATTCAATTCATCAATCATGATCTGTATTTCATCACTTCCAAATACGCCATTTTTCATTTTTTCATAAAAAGTCTTTGGTGTAATACCAATTTTGGCCGCAATCGCAGACTGAGTATACCCATTCTTTGCAATGAGACCTCGAAGTTCATCTGTGCGAATCACTATTCTCACCTCCCTTGTAACTTTGTAAGTTACCATTATCTTATCACATTTTCGTAACTTGTCAAGATATTTTTTATTGCTTTTATAACATTTTTGTGCTACTATTAAGTTACTATGAAAGGAGGGATTGCATTGACAATAGGAGAACGAATAAAAGAACTCAGAGAGCGTTTAGGAATGAGCCAGGTAGATTTTGCTACAAAAATCAACGTCTCCAAACAGTCTCTATATAAATATGAAAATAATATTATTACAAACATACCGTCTGATAAGATAGAAGCTGCCGCCAAAATAGGGAATGTATCTCCTTCCTATCTTATGGGATGGGAGAATAATATCGCTCCTATAAATAATGGAACAAAAGAGAAAAAAAGAGGTGTCACTATCAATGTCCTTGGCCGTGTGGCCGCCGGGATTCCAATCGAGGCAGTAGAGGATATTATAGATACAGAAGAAATATCGGAAGCCTTAGCCTCTACAGGGGAATTTTTTGGTCTGCTCATCGATGGAGATAGCATGGAACCAGATATCCACAAAGGCGATACCGTTATTGTCCGTCAGCAAAATGATGCAGAGTCTGGCGAAATTGTCATTGCTATGGTAAACGGAGGCGATGCTACCTGTAAAAGACTTATTAAATATGCAGAAGGGATTAGTCTGGTATCCCTTAATAGTAACTATGCTCCTATGTTTTTCTCAAATAAGGATGTCGCTGAAAAACCTGTGCGAATTATTGGAAAAGTTGTTGAAAGTCGCAGAAAGTGGTAGATGTGGCTATCTGTATCCATTTGTGGAAATAAAAGATGACATAGAAGGGGAGGGAGGAGAAATGAAACGGCCCGATTCTGACTACACATATTTAGAATGGATCACTGGACTTCGCATGAGTGTTAATACTACTTGTGATTTAGAGATTATGAGGATCTCCCATGATGATGACGACGAACGGCCTTGGGAGTTCATAAAGAAAATTCAATCCTATGTGGAATATTACAAAAAGCAGATTCCAGATGATCTTTAAGGTGAAAATGGAGATGATTTGACAATATAATATACTTACCAAAGGTAACCGTCACGCTCTTGTATTTTTTATAACACCTTGCAAGGAGATAAGTTATTTATGATGTATCCATACATGACTTTAAACGATGACACTGAAATTACCCATTCTGAAATGAAACCTGACGGACGTGTTAAAGTGTATTTTGAGACCCCGGATGATAACGGAGGTTTTCGAAACGCTACCTGCTATCTTCCGGATTATACCTGGGAAAATATATCAGGTTACTCAACTCTGGAGATGGAATACTTCAAGCACCTGCTTCGGAACAATGCCCACCTGATCATAGAGTTTTCGCAGGAGGGCTGATTTGAAATAAGGCTACCGCAATACCACTGACTTTAGACAGTGTGATTAGATAATTCACTTTGATTTGTATGTTTAAAAGGAGGTTCCCATGTTACTCAAAAAAGAACTCTATACATCTGACGATTACTGGAATCTTCCAGAAGGCGAACGGGCCGAACTGATTGACGGCCAGTTTTATGCGATGGCTCCACCCAGCCGGATCCATCAGAAGTTAGTTTCAGAACTTACTCAAGCCATAGGTTCCTATATTAAGTCTCATGGCGGAGACTGCGAGGTCTACCCCGCTCCCTTCGCCGTCAATCTGGATGCAGAGAATAAGAACTGGGTGGAGCCGGATATTTCCGTTATCTGCGATAAAACGAAGCTGACAGACCGCGGCTGCTCCGGAGCTCCGGATCTGATTGTGGAAATCGTATCTCCTTCCAGCCGGAAAATGGACTATGTGTGGAAAGCTGGACTTTACATGGACGCTGGTGTCCGGGAATACTGGATCGTAGATCCGGTCAAGGAATGTACGACAAAATACTATTTCGAGGAAGACAGCGCACCTGTCATTGTTCCTTTTTCAGCAGAGCTGAAAGCGGAAATTTATCAGAAGCAGCTCTCCATCTGTATAGCGGGGCTTTTAGAATAGCCTCTGCTCTACAGGGTCTATCACCTTGACAATATAATATACTTACCCAGGGAACCGAAGGGGCGATACCTCCAGCTTCCGGACTTTTTCAGAAAGGAGCTGGTGAATATGGTTACGTATATTTTCAATATCGTACTAGACAATTTTGTTTGTTTTATAAAAATATATTGATGTTTTTTTTCATTTGATATATAATACTTCTATCAAAAAATGTAAAGGAGTATGTTATATGGCCTTTGATAAAAAAATGTTTAATAGTAATTTTCCTTTTGCATTTAAGGTTGCTGTGGCAAACAATATCCGCATTGCTATAAAGGCATTCGAAGAGTTCTGGAAGAAAAATTCAGATTTTTTGAAAAATGCGGATGAATTGCACGGACGTATTTTAACATATGCAATCAAGCATCAGTTTCTAATGGAATCTACTAATACTGCATCTCATTACATTGTAGATTCACAGAGTACAAATGCGTTTAAATGCAATGCCTTATTCCTTAATACGACTGACTATATTGCTAATATATGTCGTACAGGTAGTCCACAACAGCTTCCTTGTAAAGCACGCTACAAACAACAATTAGCATTGGGAAATAGAGAAGATGAGATCCAATTAGAATTTCCGTTTATTTCTAATGCGGATTCAACTCAAGCAGTGCCTCCTAAAAAGTATGCTCTTTTAACATATTCCTATAAAAGAAGCGAGTTGCAACATCTATCTCTCATCGTTCCAGATTGGCAATTTAAAAATATATTATACTCAGATAATCTTTTCAATCAAATAAATGAATTTTATAATTACGTTCCACAAGAACTGTTCGAAGAAAAGGTTGCAAGTTTAAAAGCTAATCTTGTACAAAATAAAACAAAATTTCATATAGTTGGTGATTAAGATGATGTTACAAAAAGATATTGTACCCTACCGTATAAATCAAGCTAGGTTATCCAGAGGATTATCCCTTGCAGACTTGGCTAATTTGGTTGGTGTTTCAAAACAAGCTATTTCTCAATATGAAACTGGCAAAAACAAGCCTCTGGATAGTACTCTAAATCGTATTGCATCAGTTTTGCGATACTCTGCTGACTTTTTCAGGAAACCTGTTCCATCAAATACTTCTATGGCAAGCGGGGTGTTCTTTCGAAGTAAAAAAACAGCACGGCAAAAAGATTTAAATGCAGCTGAAATGAAAATTGAAATTTTGAGAGAAATTGATGATTACCTATCTCAATACATTGATTTCCCTGCTGTCAATTTTCCAAGGGTAGATTATGAATATAACGAAATAGAACCACTTGATAATGATACTATAGAATCATATGCAAAAATTCTCCGTGAACATTGGAAATTAGGTAACGGACCTATTGATAATCTTATGAATGTAGTGCAAAAAAATGGTATCGTTGTATCCTCTACTAAATTCAGATTAGAAAAAATGGACGGCTTATCTGAATGGTATAACAATAAACCATATATTTTTATGAGCCGTGATAAAGATACTAACTGTCGCATTCGTTTTGGAATTGCTCATGAACTGGGGCATCTTTTAATGCACGCTGGAAATATTCCTAAAGAAGATCTCTCCAAAGAAGTAATTCATCAAAAACTAGAAGATGAGGCAAATCGTTTTGCTGGTGCTTTCTTACTTCCAAAGGAAAATTTTTCGAGAGATATTTTGGGCTCCTCTGTGGATCATTTTATTCAACTAAAAGCAAAGTGGAAAGTATCTATTTCTGCAATGATTTATAGATGCAAAACTTTACACCTACTAAGTGAAAATCAGCTCAAATATCTTAATGATCAGATGACAAAAAGGCTTTATTGGCGTCATGAACCTTTAGATTCCGAAATGCCTATTGAAAGACCATTTGCACATAAACAGGCAATCAATTTACTTTTAGACAATAACATTATACAAACTTCTGATTTTGTAAATTCTATTGGATGCATGCCTGAAGAGCTAGAAGAATATTGTTGTCTTGAAAAGGGCGTGTTATCGCCAAAAACACAAGGACAAATTGTTCAGTTACGCAAAAAGCTCCCTCATTAAAAAATGCCCCTGCTCTACAGGGGCTATCACCTTGACAATATAATATACTTACCAGGGGATCGGTAGGGGCGTAATTGTTGGCCACCTCTCTTTTTGAAAGGAGGCCAGAATGCCTATGTACGTTACATATGATGATCTTTTCACCTTTGTAATTATGCTGTGTGCAGTAATCACGCTAGTTTTGACATACAAAAAATAGCGCCCTCACCCTGGAAAAGTAGAGGCGCTATTTTTTAAACGGTAACTCGAAAACCAGGTGGCCAGCCTTACCCTGGCTTACCGGTTCCTTGTTAAGTATATTATAAGTCAAGCAAATTTATTTGTCAAACATAAAAACCGCCCCTGGCTGCAACCAGGAACGGCTTTTCCATAGATTTTCTCTTACCGGACGCTCCGGAAGATACAATCAGCTTGAACACCTGAATTATATCATTTCCAGAGCGTCCTGACAAGGGGCGTTATTTTTGCACCCAAAATCACATAGATTGTCACTACATGAAGGAGATGATATAATGCTGATAGGAGCTGCTTATATCCGTGTCAGCACGGATGACCAGCTGGATCTGAGTCCTGACTCCCAGCTGGATGAAATCAAAAAATATGCCGCGGCAAACGACATTGTTCTGTCGCCTGATTACATTTTCATGGAACAGGACGGCCGAAGCGGCAAAAAAGCCGAGAACCGGCCAGAGTTCCAGCGGATGATTTCCACAGCGAAGGTAAAACCTAAACCCTTTGACTGTATTCTCGTCTGGAAATTTTCCCGGTTTGCCAGGAACCAGGACGAAAGCACCTTTTACAAGGGGATGCTCAGGAAAAAACTGGGAATCGATGTGGTCAGCGTGTCAGAGCCTATCATGGAAGGCATGTACGGCCGGCTGATTGAAATGATTATTGAATGGCAGGATGAGTTCTACTCCTACAATCTGGGCGTTGAAGTAAAGCGCGGCATGACGAAAAAGGCGGAACTAAAGGGATATCAGATTGTCCCCTGTCTTGGCTATGCTGCCGTAGGAAATGGAAAGCCTTTCGTTATCGTAGAAGACGAATATAAAATCGTAGAAGATATTTTCCGGATGTATGCCCTGGAAAATCTGGACAGGACTGCCATCGCCCGGCGCCTGAACGCTCAAGGGAAAAAAGCAAAGCGGGGAAACCCTTTCGAGCAGCGAACTATTACCAGGATTCTTACAAATCCTTTTTACAACGGTACAGTAAGCTGGAACGGCATCTCCTTCCAGGGAAGCCATGAGACACGCCAATCTGTCACCGGTTTATATGATATCTGCCAGGAACGACTGAAACAGGAATTCCGCCCTGTGAAGCGCCGCAGCATATCCACATGCAGGCACTGGCTCTCCGGGATTTTAAAATGTTCTGTCTGTGGAGCGACCATGTCCTACAACGGCGGAGGCAAAAGCCGTCCGGACGCTGTCTTTGCCTGCTGGAAATATGCCAAGGGTCTCCATAAGGAATCCTGTTCTGTGACTGTAGCCAAGGCAGAGAGAATTGTCATTCGTTCCCTGGAAAAGATTCTGGAAACGGGAAACTTTGAGTATGACCGAATTCCCCGGCCCGCCTCTGAACAGGATTCCAGCCAAAAGGCAGCCATCGAAGTGAAGCTGGAACGCCTGGCGCTGAAAGAAGAACGTATCCGGTCCGCCTACGAAAACGGCATCGACTCATTAGAAGAGTATAGGACACGAAAGGAACAGCTCTTAAAGGAACGAGCGGAGCTGGAGGCAGAGCTTGCTTCCCTGGAACCAGCTGACTGCTCTCCTGTCCTATCTCGTGAAGAGCTTCTGGAACGTGTCAAAACAGTCCATGATCTCCTCTGCTCCCCTGATGTGGACTTTGAAACAAAGGGGACGGCCCTTCGCAGCATTTTAAAATTCATTGTATTTGACCGAAAAGCAGATCGGTTCGAATTTCACTATTACATATCGTAATTTCTTATAAAATCAAGGTTTTGAGCACTAATCTGTTACTGACATACGGCGGGCCTGACGGCGAAATCGGCGCTTCCATGCGCTATCTTTCCCAGCGTTACACCATGCCCTACGCAGAGGGAAAGGGACTTCTGACCGATATTGGCACAGAAGAGCTGGCCCATATGGAGATTGTGGCTGCTATTGTCTGTCAGCTTACAAAAAATCTGACTCCGGATCAGATCGAGGAGTCTGGCTTCGGCCCCTACTACATCGATCATACCACAGGAATCTGGCCGCAGGCAGCCGGAGGCGTCCCCTTTAACGCCTGCGAATTCCAGGTAAAAGGCGACGCCATCACAGATTTAACGGAGGATCTTGCTGCGGAACAGAAAGCACGCTCTACCTATGACAACATCCTCCGTGTTGTAAAGGACCCTGACGTCTGCGATCCAATTCGATACTTACGGGAACGCGAAATCGTCCACTACCAAAGATTCGGCGAAGCAAACAGGGAAGATTGTAGCAAAATTAGAGAGTGCTAAAAACCTTATAAATACGGCACTTTGTGAAACTATTATAATCAAAAACTTAAAGGATGTAGACTTAGGCAATTCACACAATCAATTAAATATGTGATTTCAGAGGCACACCTATTGCTAGGGTGTGTTTTTTATTGCCTTTTTTACAGAAGGGAGAAAATACTATGATGAAAAAGCAGGGAGCATTAGTATACGACAATAATACAGGCCGTTATAATATCCGTTTTGACTTAGATAAGTATTATGGTGGCCTACATTGCGGAGAATGCATGGACGTAAAGGTGCGGGGAAAATGGATACCTACCCGTATAGAATATGACCGTGGATGGTATCTAGTTGGTGTTGATACAGATATATTAGATGGCTTAATGGTGCGGATATGATAATGCGATATCACGCTCCCATACGTGCCCCACCCTATTATATCAACGAAAGATAATATACTGAAAGGATGTGGAAAATGTCATATTTAGGTGCAGTCATACGCTTAGACAACAAATATTGCATACGATATAGCCGTTCATTGTACGGCTTTCCACTTAGGAAAGGTACAAAATTACAAATACGCACAAGTACCAGTGAATGGAAAAACGGCATATTACGCTACAATCAGGATGCGGATAAATGGTATCTGGAGGGCGTTAATTGTAGCGTACTAGAAGGATTGATAGTGCGAACGGAGGAAATCATATGAAGAGAATAGGAAGCATTGTGTACAACAGTAACGAGGACTGTTGTATGGTGCGCTATAATGGCGATGTTTTTTTACCGATACCGGAAGGTGCAGAATTATATATCTTGCATGGTAATGTATGGATGCGTAGTCGGTTGATACGCTCTCCGTGGGGATACTGGACAGTGTGTGGCTCCGGCTATTCAAGTGACATAATAGGGCTATGTATTTTGATTGATATTGATGATACTGGAAAATATATACCACACATAATCCCTAGCTTGTATTGATTGGAAGGAGGAAGACATGAAAATCGTAAAATATAAAAGACCTATTTCTGACTGTGTATTATGTTATGTACGCATTATTGCGTATACCGCTATTCTGGCGGTGATTTTGCCTGTTATCTATTTTGTACTGACACACTGCGGGAAAGTCACGCTGCGGGAACGCATACAGTCGGCATTATATCAGTTAGATAAGCTGATACATATCTGATTTTTTCGCTGGCCCACATTGCCGGATAATTATTATTCCGCACAGTTACTGTGTAGAAAAAATAGTATATGGCAGGCGTAGGTATGTTGCACTCTGCTCGGACTGGGTTCTGCCCTCTGCGGGCATCGCCCAGTCTTCCCAGACTGCAAAGCAGGGGCTGAAAATGGACTTTCTGATGTGCCAATACAGTACGCCCCTGTATAGGCAAGATACGCCCGTTGTAATACAACGGACATCTTGCCAAGGGCGGAGTACCGCCCTATGGAACCCACCCTACGCCTGCCAAGGTTATATGGAAGGAGATGGAAAATTGAAAAAATCAGTCATGTACAGTGTTCGCTTAACACCGCTGGAATATGAAGCGTTAAAGAGTAAATGCGAAAAATCCGGAATAGAAGTTTCTGAGTTTGTCCGTTCCGCTATGAAAGGAAAAAATGTGTCCGTCATAGAAGGGATTCCGGAAATGATAGTTGCATTAAACCGTATCGGAAACAATATCAACCAGATTGCTAAGGCATTTAACTACGGGCTTCTATCCGGTGCGGAAGCGGATATAAAAAGAGCTGCATTAGATATTGCAGAAATGAAAAAAGAGCTGTTCCGGATAAGCAGGAAGGTTGACATATGCCAGTGATTAAAATTATTCCAAGTAAAGGCTCTGTTAATGCAATCAGGGACTATATTACCCAGAACAACAAAACGTCAAGTGATTATATCCTTACCTCTGGCTGCTGTATTGAAAATCCGGAACTGGACTTTGACACTTTAAAAAGTACCTATGAAGACTCGCAGCATCCAAAGGAACGGACATATTATCACATTATCATATCCTACAATACGAAGTCAGAAACAATAGCACCACAGGATATTAAGGAAATGACAGAGGAATTATGCCGGAACTCAAAAATTGACTGCTATCAGTGGTTTTCAGCCGTCCACTATAAGGACACGCCGAAGCATCTGCATTGTCATGTGATTGTGGGAAATACGGCAATCAGAGACAGCAAGGAACAGAGAATACGGAAAGGAAAAAGTTTCCGTTCAACAGTCACATTTAGAAAAACACTTATGAAGGAGGCAAACCAGATGTGCAAAGAATATGGTTATGAGCATAGCCTTGTTTCAGAACACGGGAAAGGTGTGAGGGAGACAATGGCAGAAAGAGCCATGAAAGCTAAAAATCAGCGGACATGGAAAGATGAATTACGGATGCAGATTGATGATGCAAGAAGAAATGCAGATAGCTTTGAATCCTTTAAGGATATTATGGAACAGTCTTTCCATGTTAAAGTCATGGAAAATAAAAAAGGAGAACTCCGCTATATTCCGGAGTTCTTTGAAAAAAATGACCCGAATTGTATCAAGCCATGCCATGAACGCAGATTAGGCGGGCGATATGGACGGGAAGAGATTGAAAGGAGCATCGACAGACAGAATGAGTTTAGAGAGAAGGATAACAAGGAACATGAAAAGAGAAATGAACTGGAAAGATGAACTTCCGCAGGAGATATGCGATTTTTTTGACGGTAAAAATAATGAAACAGGAATTTCAGAAGAGGAGGAACAGGAAATCAGGCAGCAGCAGGAAGTTTTGCGGAAAATGTCCGAAGCATTTTATGAGGGACTGGACATCAGCAGGGCTTTTGAAAATGAAAACAGTAAAAAGAAAGAAAATCAAGATATCTATATTAAAACAAAGCTGCTACCGCCGGATAAACTGGAAGAATATAGAGAGTTTACGCTTTTTCTGATGAAATTTTCCGGAATATGGTTAGGGGCTGGCTTCTGGGTACTGGTTCGGCTTCTTCTGTCGTTTAGCTTCATCCGGCCAAATAGACTGACTGATATCTTATCGTTTTTCCCTGCTTTTATCATTACAAAAGAAAATGTAAAAAACTGGATGGCCGGAGAACGTACCTTTTCATGGTTTTCCACCTGTGACCCACAGAAAAAAGAAGAAAGGAAAATGCCACTTTATGAACGGCAGAAACTGAACCCACCAGTACCCAAACACTTATATGCCGGAACTGCCCCGATGTTCTTTTTTGGTAAGTCAGGGCAGCACTACATAGGACGGAAAGAAGAAGGAGAAGGACATATTGTTTGTTTTGGCGGTTCTGGACTGGGAAAATCTGCCTGTATTGCCATTCCCAGTCTATATACATGGGATGGTGCTCTGCTCGCCATTGATATCAAGGGGGAGTTGTCGGAAAATGCCCCATATAGGCACAATAACTATGTGTTAGACCCGTTTGACCCTTCCAGTTACGGGTATAACCCGTTTGAGGTGTTAGATAACTATACAGACGAAGACATTGTACATGGAATTCAGGATATCGTTTATGCCATTCTTCCAGGAAACCCGAAAAGTGACGTAAATACGGACTACTGGGCCAATAATGCAAGGAGTTATTTATCTGGAATGTATCTCTGGGCTTACAAACGGAATATGACTTTCACGAAAATCAATGAAATGATTTGCAGTATGACAGCAAAGGAACTGTTAAAGGAAGTAGCCCTTTCCCATGACTTGCCTGTTGTAATGCGGTTTTTAGGTGGTTATATAAACATGAATGATAAAACCCTTGATTGTATCGTCTCTACAGCCAAAACCGCAGTTGAGTTATACGCAGTGGACGGCAGCATCCAGAATGTGATGAACCGCAGGAAGACGATACAGCCGGGGATGCTGCTGGAAGGGGGAAGGATATTTATCAAAATACCAGAAGAAATGATTGACCCATGGAGAACATTTTTGAATATGATTGTAAATCAGTTTCTGCGGGAAAGTGCCAAATTTCCAGACAAGGGAGGGCAACGGATTTTGTTTTTGATAGACGAATTTGCCCGTCTGGGTAGAATCCGGAGTATTGAAGACAGTATGACAACCTTACGAAGTAAGGGAATCACAATATGCCTGCTTACTCAGTCCATCAGCCAGATTGATGCGATATATGGATTAGAACATCGTAGAATCATCATGGACAACGCAGCTTATACACTGGTATTATCTGCGAGAGACCCTGCATCAGCGGAAGAAATTTCCAAGATGATAGGGAAAGACTGGTTTACTAAGGTTTCCATCAATACAAAAAAAATGGCAGACAATAATTATACGTACAGTAAGCAGCTTGTTTATATTGTCCCGCCGGAAAAGCTGAATAATTTGGGGAATGAGATGATACTGATAAGTAAGGACGGATTTTGCAAGGTAGAAAAAGTAAATATCTTTCGAGATGCTTTTCCGTGGAAAGGCTAACAAATGATTTGGTTGCTTTCTTGGAGACTACCATAAAACAGACTTAGATGTCAATGGCAGGGGCGTTGCCAGCACCTTCCGGTGCTCCATTGACATCACGCTGTTTTATGGTGCAGAGTAATCAAGCAGACCAAAGGTGCAGCTTGCGAATGGTATCGCAGCTTGTAAATGTATATCAAGGGAAAACGCTATGAGAAAAAGCATATGTGTAAAAAATGGGAGTTTCGTTCCGCTACAGACAGACCGTATTTTATTTGATATTCCACCTATGACCTGTGAAAAGTTTAGGGATGAATGTCCAATCGAAAAAAATCCGGTGTTGGATGATTACAGACTGTTGACGAAGATAACAAAAAAGAAGCCCTGTGACAGTGATGATGGTTATTGCAGTTATCTGGCTGGGGAAATTGCAGATAAACGAGTAACTGCTGCTATTGAAATGGAATATATCCGGCAGCAGGATGTTTTTAAATGTCTTAGTGAAGGGCATAGGATGTGTGTGGCTCAGAAACTGAATACCATTAACGAAGAAAAATGCAGGGTAAAAGTGAATCTGACTGTTTATCTATAAGAAATGGGGGCACATATGCCCCCTATTCTTCTATCTGGCAATGGCTGATTGCAAATTCCAAAAATTTCCCTATCAGTTCATTGCGGCTTCGGCCTGTTTCTGAAGCAATGGCATCTATCTGGCTTGCTAGTTCTTCTTTTATCCGTATGGAAAATATTTTGTATCCATCTTCGCCTTTTTTAGAGGGCGATTTTTTTATGATTAATTTGTTTTCTTTCATGTCTGGGTTCCTCCATTAAACATATTCTATGTTTAATGTGGAATAAAATATATGTTAAGATTTGTGTTATAAAATATGTTGAAAATATTGGTTGAATAATAAAAAAACAATGGTATACTTATAATATGGCTTTTTGTGGAGATTCAAATTGATACGCTTAAAGGAGAGAAGATTATGAGAAAGGGTTTTATTAAGGTTTTAACAGCAACAGCGTTATTAAGCATGTTAGCTTCGTCAACCGTATTTGCAGGACAGTGGAAGCAGGAGGGAAGCACATGGAAGTACCAGAATGATGATGGCAGTTATATAACAAATAACTGGCAGTGGATTGATGGTAAATCCTATTGCTTTGATTCCAATGGAAACATGTACGCAAACACAACAACTCCAGACGGTTACACCGTAAATGGTGACGGACAGTGGGTAGTAGATGGAGTAGTGCAAACTCAAAATGCAAACAATGCTACCGCTACTTCTTCTGATGAATTCCCATTAAAGGGTATGGTAGAAAAATACTTCTGTCATGAAGATAACATTGGATTAGTTGCAAGATTCGAAGGAGCACATTTTCCATGTGCTCGCTGTGCAAGTCAAGGATTTATTTGTCCAGAAGGGTTGCATGGAAAAGCATATATTTTCCAAAAAGCAGTAGAAGATAAAGATATTTCAATTCTATATCCAACAGGTGGCTATAATCTAGCTGTTTTATCCGAGCTATCTGGATATCCTGAAAAACACAGAACATGCGGTACTCCAGAAGCTAACGCACTTCTTAATGAAGTCAAAGAATTTATGAACAGCTTTGATTGGAGAAATGCTTCTGATTTGGAAAAGGCAACCCGTATTTGCAATCGTATTCATCAGGCTTCCTACGACCATGATGCTGCTAACGAAGCAGATACTACAGGTTGGTCCAATTCTGTAAGCTACGGTGCGTATGGTTGCCTTGTAAAAGGTAAGGCTGTATGTCAGGGATATACCGAAGCTGCTAAATTGTTAAGTTATGCTGTTGGAATTAAATCTTTTGAAATGGGTGATGTAGGACATACTTATCCGTTATTCTTGGTAGACGGTATTTGGCTTGCAAATGAACCAACTACACAGGATAAGTACTTTACTGTAGCAGATGTATATAAATATAACCCGATTTATCGTACTATGTTAATGACAGGGGCAGACACCTCTAATTATACATCAAAAGACAAATATCAGGTAATTGGAGATTATTGTTATAACACAGGATACACCATGCCAGACGAAGCACAGGTAAGAAAATTCGGAAATACTAGAACAGTTTTCGATAAGATTGCCATTGATTTCAAATCTGAATACAGATAAGGAAAAGCGAGACAGCTATCAAATATTTTTATTTGGTAGCTGTCTTTTTAATTTCTCCAATTTCATCTAATAATAAAGTTTAAGATATAAAGCCAAAGAAGAAAGAATGTTATGAACGTAAATGGAATACTTACACAACACACTGAATTTGAAAACTATCATATTGATGTCTACTACTGAAAAAGAAGTAGTGTGGTATAGGTACTTTTAAAGTCAAAAGGAGATATATGAATCAATATAGAATTACATATGAAGCATTGTTTTTACCAAGACCATTAAAAGGATTTGAATATAAAGGAAAACATATTGAAGCATTGGATTTGTATTTTCTTTATAGATATTTTGATTCCAAAACAGGGAAGGAAATTTTCTTCAAACAGGGAGAACAACCTGTCAGAGAATTTAATTGTAGCATAGATAAAGAGCATCTTTATCAAATGACTCCGTTACATAGAACAGACTGTAAGGTGACATATGAACTACATGAGTGTTATCTCTATTCCAGACTGGAGCAGTACCCAGAGATGATTTCTCGTGAAGATGCTCTGGATATTTTAAAAGAAAATTTTCAGTTGTGGGATAATTCTAATAATAAACCTACTCAATGCACATCTTATGGAATGGTTAAGGTATAAAGAAGACATATGAAATACAACTTAAAGAAAAAAATAGAACAGAATATGAAAATGCTTGAATTAAAATCAACCAAAGAGTTTAGCGTTCTCATGAAATATCCGGACCCATCAAAACATGAATTTGCTTTTGAAAAAAATTCTATTTACAAAACACTATCTAATGGAGAATTGAAAACTACAATAAAATATTTTGATGGTTCCTTGAAAGAAGAGTTAGAAGAGTTATGTTATTCAGCTTTTCAGTTATATTTAGAACATTATCCTTCTTTTGATTCTTTAATTGAAAAGCCAAAAGAACCCATAGAGGACTCGGAATATTTCATGCAGCTCTGGATTTATGATAAAGATGGAGACCAGCTATATTCTGACTATCTGATTGATTGGACTTATGCAAGAGCCTGTTTTCCAGTTCTTGAAAGAAAAAATTTATGTCGCCAATGCATTGTGGAGCTTTATGGTGATAAAAATGGAGAACTACATGAAGCATGTTATCTTGAACAGTACAATAAAAAAGATATATCAGCTTTAAATGGTGTTTGTCCTACAAAACGCCTCCCTCTTCCGAATGGAGAGGTGTGGTATGATGCGAATTTTGGTCAGTTTGAATTGTAATTCTAATGAATGATGTTGTGGAGACTCTGTAAAAATGGCTCTCAGAAGGACCTTCTGAGAAGGATAGCAAAAAGAGAATCTACCCTTCTATAATTTGCTATAAATGGATAGATTCTCCTTTTTGGAAAAGTTGGCTCATTACATAAAACATACTTTATGATACGCATTTAAAATGCAAGAATTATTTAATCTTTTTCCAGCGTAGATTCAGAATCAAAGTACGCTATGGTTTTTTCAGTCTTATTTTTTGTATATAATTGTTATTAAGCATTTTACTTCTTTTATTTTTGGCCTATTATTTATAAGCTAAAAGTGAAAAATTTTGCTACTTAAGCGTTTTTCATTATTTTCTAATTTCATTAAAATTCTATAAGTATATGCATGTATATAGGGGATATACCTATCAGCTTTTTTTATTTATTTTCTCAAATTTGAATTTTAGAAAATCTTTATGCGTCCTCCTTTCCATTTTGGTTGCTGTTATCAAGTTCCTTAAGTGTTGCTTCTGCTAAACGCAGAATTGTTTGCATATTTGCATGCACGATATTTTGAAATTTTTCAATTTCTTGAAGCTTACAGTTTGTTGTTTCAATTTTTTGACGCATCTCCGAGTCTAGAGAATTTAGGATACAATCGCTTATACGATTTATCCAATCGTCAGTAATGGGGTTGTTCCGTTCTGTGTCGCCGGCTGAATAACAACCTTCCACTGAAAGTGAAGCAAAGAAAATTGATAATAGCTTGAATTTTTGACTTAACATTTCGGCATATGTACTATTATCGCTTTTCATTATTTTTTTTAACTCTGCGGCTTCTTTGGGAAGCCGTTTGCGATAGTGCGGAGTCATATATTGACAATCGCTATCATCTTTCAATATGACAGGTATATTGTCGATAGTTTCAGTGGTGCATTTGGCTAATATTGCTACAATATTTACAAATAATACAGTTGATGTGCTATTCATTTTCACATCGCACAAGATAGTCTGCTCTTTCGGACTTTTTGCGATAAAGATACGCAAAAAGAGTACACTACCCCCTACAATAGTGTACTCATAAAAACCATTAGACAGTCTATCCACAAATCTGTAAACAGACGAAATAAAAACCTCTTTTAGTATAACACAAGTGCATAAAAAAATCCAGTTTTTTTTCGCTTAAAAAATTTTTTTTAAAAAAGATTTTGCGCCAGACATTTCCAAACAGATACTCTATACTTTTTACTGTAAAACACACAGTAAGTACTTACTCCCTCCCTCCCCCACATCTTTGGGGGGTAAAAATCCGGCTGGCCGGAAATTAAAAAGAAACTGTGTACATTGAAAATAAAATAGAGCAGACAGATACATTTGTGAGGATGGGGAGCCGCGGGACTGTACGCCATGATCTTTCTAACGGAAAGCGAGCGACCCATGCAGTGACCCGAGAGCGACTGTTGGAAAAGTCGTTTTGCCAAGACCTATTCTTACAGCATAATGATACGTCCGCATGGTGCGGTTCTGCCCACAAGAATGGGAATAGTTGAGATACTAACGGAGCTTTCCAAAGCCGTCTGTCTGTTTGCTTAGAAAATTACAAGCAAGGGGGAATTGATATGGAGAAAAAACTAATGCGATATAGTATGCAGATTGCCATGTTACACCAACTTCTTGCCCGTAAAATGATTTCCGAGAAAGAATATGCTTTAGTTAAATCAAAGCTTATGCACGATTATAAAATTGTTTCAGATATAACCGCTTGAATTGTATATTTGAATATTGTATAATAACACTACAAAAGGAATACAAAAATACAAATATAAAAGGAGTGGTTTCGTGAAAGAAGTAGAAGTAATAAAAGCAAGAAATGATTTGCAAATTCGTACAAGAGGAAAAACGATTGAACTTATGCGTGTTGGTGCATATTGCAGGGTTAGTACAGATAGTGAAGACCAGCTAAACAGTTATAAGTCGCAGGTGGCTTATTATACAGACCTGATTAAGAAAAATAAAGAGTGGGTACTTGCAGACATATATGCTGATGAAGCAATCACAGGTACACAAGTGGCTAAAAGAGAAGATTTCCAGCGTATGATAAATGATTGTATGAATGGAGAAATTGATATGGTTATTACAAAATCTATTTCCAGATTTGCAAGAAATACGCTAGACACTTTAAAATATGTCCGTATGCTAAAGGAACGGAATATTGCAGTATTTTTTGAAGATGAGAAAATTAATACTTTAACTATGGACGGAGAATTGCTTTTAGTTGTACTTAGTTCTGTGGCACAGCAGGAGGTTGAAAATATATCTGCTAATGTAAAAAAAGGTTTGAAAATGAAAATGAAACGGGGAGAACTGGTTGGCTTTCAAGGTTGTCTTGGATATGATTATCACAAAGACACAAAAACAATTACTGTAAACGAAGAAGAAGCAGAAATTGTACGTTATATTTTCAATCGGTATATTGAAGGTGCTGGTGGTTCTGTTATTGCACATGAACTTGAAAATTTGGGATATAGAACAAAGTACGGAAGTTCTATCTGGGTACAATCAACGGTCATTGGCATTATCAAGAATGAGAAATATAAAGGCGATTTATTGTTAGGAAAAACTTTTACAGTAGACCCGATTTCAAAGCGGAGATTGGAAAATTTTGGAGAAGAAGATAAATTCTATATTCGAAATCATCACGAACCGATTATTAGCGAAGAAGTTTTTGAAAAGGCACAAGAAATTCTTGCCAGAAGAAATGTCAATAGAGGAAAGATTGGAGAGGGTAACACAAAGAGAGAAAAATATAGTAGAAAATATGCTTTCAGTTGTATGCTGGAATGTGGTTTCTGCGGTGGTACTTTAACAAGGCGTAATTGGCATAGTAGTTCACAGTACAGCAAGGTTATATGGCAATGTGTAACGGCTACGAAGAAAGGCAAAAAATTCTGTAAGCATAGCAAAGGTATTCCAGAAACAGCTATTGAAGAAGCGTTTGTAGAAAGTTATCGTTTATTGTGTGATGATAATAAAGATGTTCTGGAAGAATTTTTGCAGAGAATGGACGATACGCTTAGTAGTAGTGCGGTGTCGAAACAACTTGCAAAAGCAGAAAAAGAGATAGACGCATTAGAGAAGAAAAAAAGTAAACTTGTGGATATGCGTCTGGAAGAAATTATTGATAAAGAAACCTACGAAAGTAAATATGCTGACTTAGTAAGTAAACAAGAACTGCTTATTGAGGAAAGGCAGAAATTACAAGAAACTTCTGATAATGAAAAAGACATAAAAAAACGTCTGAAAGAGTTTAAGAAAACTTTGGAGCAGAATGAAGTCCTTGATAAATTTGACCGCTATGTGTTTGAAAGCATTGTCGAGAAAGTAATTGTAGGTGGACGTGATGAAAACGGAAATGTTGACCCTGCACAGTTGACTTTTGTTTATAAAACGGGTTTGAAGAATAGCGTAGATGGTGCTAAATTTAAACCACAAAGAAAAAATGCGAGAGGACGACATGGAACTGACGAATTGTGTTCACATGATAGCAACGAGGTTAATAAAATGTGTTCCGATAGTAGTAACGACACATGTGGAAACGGTCGTTCTTTTGTCCCAACAAAAGCCGGATGACACCATAGAGATCGACCTGGACCTGGATGAGCTGGACGCTACTGCTGCCGAGACCAAAGCTACCTATGAAGAAATCAAGGCATATGCCTGGGATAAGCACCATTTGAAAGTATCCAGCCTGTATATCTCACAGATTAAACGCAAGTGCGGATTAGAGGTTGGCCAGAATTATAACCTGTCCAAATCTGAAAATCCGAAAGTGCCAAAGTGTCCGCCAGAAAAGGAAGCGGCCATTATGGATGCACTGAAACATTTTCAAATGATTTGAGGGAGGTTGATGAATATGGCAAAGAATATGACAGAAGATGCTGTTCGCGACTTAGCTCGTGAAGCTCTTGGTTTGGTTGATAGTGAAATTGCGCGTGCTGGTGTGGGGCAGCTTACTACATTCAATCAGCTTGGGTTCCCGGGAGTAGCCGATAAACCAGATGGTTGGTATCTACCGAATAATAAAAATGAGGTTGCAGTTGTTCTGGAAACGAAAGCAACTCGTATTACTCTTGGGCAAGCGCAGGTTGAGGAAGTTTTGAAAAACGTGCGCATTATGCAAACACAATATAAGAAGGTTGTAGGAATTCTATATAACGGAGAAGATATTCGTGTTTTCAAAGGTGAAGAGGAAGTAAAGACACCCACCAAGTTGCAGAGTGTTAGCTATTATCTGTCGCTGTATACCGTGGATAGTATTGATAAAGAGCGAATCTATGAATTAACTGCAAAGATCAATAATGGACTGCATTTTGAATTCGGTATTAAAAACCTGTATCATCGCATGATTTTTACTGCATGCGCTTTAGTAGCTGAACGTTATGGTGCTGGATTGCGGCGTCTAAAAGATATGGGGTATGCGACATTCCATACAGCAATTCATTCGACGCTGTCCAAATCGCTCGAAGATAGCCGAAAGCAAAATGCTAAAATTGATATTCTGTTGGAAGAATATTCCGATATTAAAATGAATACAACGGACAATCAGCAGGCAATCAATGATTTTATCGACTGGGTTGTTGAGATCTCCGAGTGTGTCAACTCAAATGAATGGCGTGGTGAAGACGTAATGGGCATCTTCTTTAACGAATTCAATCGTTATAAGAAGAAGTCTGAGGCTGGTCAGGTATTTACGCCTGAGCATATCACCGACTTTATGTATAAGATTCTTGATGTGAATAAAGATGACTATATATTGGACGCGACTTGCGGTTCAGGTGGCTTCCTTGTAAAGGCTATGGCAAATATGATCCGAGAGGCCGGAGGCATGCAGGCAGATGCAGCTGCCGAAATTAAGTCAAACCATCTTTATGGAATTGAGTTTGACCGCGAAATTTATGCATTGGCGTGCGCAAACATGCTGATCCATAAAGACGGCAAAACCAACCTTGAGCAGATGGATGCCCGTACTGATCCTGCCTGCAAGTGGATGAAATCGAAGCCTATCACGAAAGTTTTGATGAACCCGCCGTACGAGAACAAATATGGGTGCATGAAAATTGTTGAAAATGTGCTGGATAACGTTCCTGCTCACACGCAATGTGCATTTATCTTGCCTGATAAGAAGCTGGAAAAGGCAAGCAAGGCCCAGATGAAGCGTATTCTGAAGAATCATCGTCTGCGAAAAGTCATTAAATTGCCTGAAGACTTGTTCTTTGGCGTTGGTATCACTACAAGTATTTTTGTATTTGAAGCTGGCGTTGGGCAAGATGGAAAGGAATTCTTTGCTTGCTATATGGAGTCTGATGGACTTGCAACAGTTAAAAACAAAGGGCGGCATGATATTTACGGAAAGTGGGCAGCTATCGAGGCACATTGGGTTGAAGTCATGGAAAAGCAGTCCGGTGATGATACGTGTCAATGGGTTAATCCTGCCGAGCATTTGTCATATCAGGTACCACAGAAGCCGTTCGAGATTTTCGAGGAGGACTTCCGCAAGACCGCAATGGATTATCTGATGTTCCAAAAGGGAATCGATGCGAAGGTATTTGGTGAGAAGCTGATGACTACAGCGATATATTCGAGCCATGTAAGCTCTAATGAAAATACTGTGACCATCTCGATGCAGAAAGGTGGTGGCAGTAATGAAGAAGATTGATACCAGCAAGTGGAAAGAGTTCCTTATTGGTGATTTATTCGATATTCATCCAACTAAAGCTTATAAAAAAATTAATATTGAACTTTTTGAAGAAGATGGTGCGAACCCAGTTATTGTAAACACTGTGATGGTGTATAAATAAAGTTGACCCCCTATTCTCAAGGATTTTGATATATAATCATAATCAATACGAGAACAGGAGAAAAACCTATGGCA